ATTATTGCATAGTCGGAAGCCCTCTTTTCTCTTAACTGTTTAGAGTTCATTTGTTAAAGTTTTTAATTTAAGTAAATGCAGGGCATTCCTGCGTAATTCATTATTAATGTTAATTTCTGATTTTACAGATATATCAATTACTTTTTGTAATTCCTCATCTATTTTACTAGTCATTTGCTCATAACTTCTCTTTGCCACCATTGTATCAGGATTAGCAGGATAAGTGACTGGAGAAACATCATACACTTTTTTAATTCCTCTGATAATTCTCTTTGGTTTCATTCCAGTTGTTTCCTGCCAATCTTCTTTCTCTACACTAAATGCAAATGATGATTGGTAAACATCGCCACGTTTAACCATCTCCAAAAGATCATTCCCTAAAGTAGTATTTGGTGCTTCAAATGAATATTCTAAAGCATTGCCAGTCACATTTAATTTTAATGTACCAGATTTAGTCCTGGCTAATACCATGTTTGCATCATGATTAAACAAAGCTACAACATCAGTTAAATCTGAATTAGCAAATACATCTTGTGTCATTTCCTCGTCATACCAACCCATATCATAGGCAGAATTAAACACCGTTGCTGTGCCTACTATTGTGCGAGATTCAGGCATTGCGCGAAACTCGTAATTTATACTTCTTTTTTCCATGTTATCATTTTTTTCTCTTTCATCCATTATTTCATTGGCAACTCTCTCTGCCCAGGGTAGCATGGTTGAACCTCCCCAGGCATCATACATTATTGAACCGCAAATCTCATTATCATTTTCATCAAAATATTTACCTTGGTCATAAACTGCTGCTCTGCTTAAAAAACTATAAGTGCGTATCACTTCATCGTCACTCAATGCCTCTCTATTTGATAATTGCCTAGCTCTTGTCCAGCCTACACTTGTACCACATTGGCTTCCATTTTCTTCTTTATGCCTCAAAGCTTTCTTTGCTGCATTAGTTGCTGATTGCGGATAATTACTGTACGGCATTGGTAGTTGGCTCTATTTTAATGTTAGATGCTAATGGCAATTCATAACTATCTCCTCCCTCGTATGGATTAAGATTCTCCTTAACTCTAATTTCATTAGGTGACATGGCTAGCACATTGCGCATAGTAGTATAATAGGATGATCTCGCTGTAACATCACCGCGCAACAATCCATCAAGATTAAACCTTGTTTTAAATCTATCCTTCTCTACTTCAAAAAATATCTTTCTATTAAATTCTGCCTCTATTATCTCACACAATGGCATGATGGTATAATTTACAAACATCTGGCTTAACTGCTCCATGTTTGAAAAAGTAGCCTTATCCATATCCTCCAACAATACACCTGGCACACCTGTAATCCTGGCAATGTCGGAGATGGTAGCTTTCTTAGTTTCATTGAAAGCTGCATCTGTAGGATTAAGCCCTACTTTTTGAAAGTCCATGCCTTCTTCCAGGATGGCTGTGCCTCCAGCATTTTGGCTGCCACCAAAAGCACGGTTAAAAGATGATTTTAATCTATCATAGGCTTCATTGGTTAACTTGCCAGGATGTTTTAAAACACCGTTTAAATGTGCGCCATTCTTGTAAAAATTAGCACCGTAATTTCTATTTGCTAAAGCTAAACCGTAATTATCTCTGTGAAGATCAGCCATCTTAAAAGATTCAACACCATTCCAGGATAAATTAGGAATGTGAATGACATTATCAGAGCTATATTTTTTTGAGGTCTTCTTATTTTTAAATAAAAGTTCACCTCTTGTATTATAATAGCATTCGGTTTGAGTTGGATCAAGAATCTGTAAAGACGTTATCCTCTCACTATTCGTATTTCTGTTTATCGCTGCATAAAAAGCACCATGACTCAAATAATGCAGCACTAATGTTTTATAAAATGTGTGAGCTGTGTAAAATTGTGATGGCTCACGAGCTACTATCTTATAATTAGGATGTTCTTTTGCCACTCTTAAACTTCCATCTGCACCTGTTTCAATAATATCAAAAGGCAGAGAGGCAATAACTCCACCAAGTATTTGAGTCGCACGGTAAAATGCAGGAAGACCTATAATGCTGTATTCATCCACAGCTACACCTGCTGCAGAAGAGCGTTGAAATAATGCGCCTAATGTATCACCGTTGATTGGTGTACTTGGATTTTCTAAACTTCTAGTAGTAGAAAAAAAAGACCGCATAGTATTTAATAATCCCATGCGGCAAATATAAACCAGATTAGTATAAAATAATGCGCTTAAGGTAACAAGTTATACAAACTTAATTTCCATGTAATTGCTTTTCGCTTTACGAAAGCTGCTATAAGTTGTATATTTCTCGTTTAACCCTAATTCCTCTCTTTCTTCCTCCAGCTTTTGCCATGCTTCCAGGTGCGTCTTGCATTCAGGAATCAATTCATAAAATCTGTGAAAATAACCAGATGTGCAATTTAATTGTCTCACCTGTTGAGCGTACTCATGTTTGTGCATTAATATTTCCATAATTAAAAGGTTTATATTTTTAATTAGGTACATTATAACATTAACAATCCTCTTTCTCTTTCTTTACTCTCATATATTGTAGGCTTATCGCCTTGCATTGTCTGGGCGAATGCCATAACCATCGCAACAGGCCCATCTACTTTCTCTGTACTTTTTGCTTTATCTATTTTTATATTTCCGGCAGGATCAAGTCTTAATATAACATTACTTATCATCCACTCCATTACTGGATTTCCATCATGAGTTATTTCTCCACTTAAAAACAATTTTTCTATTTCTTTCGTTGGTGCAGACATGGAAATAAAGCCTTGTCCAAATGGTCTCATGTTTGCTCCATCATTTGTTAACTGTATAACAAGTTGGCTGGCATTCCATCTATCAAAAGCTATACATTCTATTTTATATTTTGCCGTAATATCTATAATTAACTTTTGTATATAGTCATAATCTGTAACGTTGCCATCTGTCATTATTAGATGTCCATCTTGTTGCCATTGCAAGTAGGGTACTCCATCGCTAAGTGACCTTTCTCTAACATTATCCTCAGGACAAAAATAATAACTTTTTATGTGCGGTTTTGTTAATCCATCTTGTATGGGAAAACAAAGAACCAGTGAACAAATGTCACGGGTTGAAGCCAAGTCCAATCCACCATAGCATTTTTTATTTTGCAATATTTCATCATCAATAAATAGCCTAGTATCATTGATGTAACTTTGCGAAATCCAAACAGAAGATGTAGAGGTCCATACATTTAGATTTTTTGTCATAAATTGTATCTGCTTTGCTGCTCCTTCGTTTAATGCCTTCTGGTATTGGTTTTCCATGTAATCCATATAAGGAGTAATACCCAAGTTAGGATTAGATTTTGTCCAATTATTTTTATCCTGCCAGTCATCGCCTTCATCCAGGCAGAAGAGAAGAGGAAACACAGTATCATCAACTTTTCTTTTTTCCAAAATATCAATCATAACCTTGCGATAAAGATAGCATGGAGATTCTTTGTTAAATCCTGCAGTTGTGGTAATTAAAAGTAAAGGCTGCGTCCGTGAACCCATACCAGTTTCCATTACCTCTAAAACATCGCTTGTCTTATGCGCGTGGTATTCATCAATAATTGCACAATGTGGGTTTAGGCCATCTAGCGTATCAGCATCAGCGGATACTGATTCAAACTTTGTATTTGTTGTAGGTACATTGCAATTGTATTTTAAAACATTTACCAACTTGTCAAATGTTTTTGAATCCTTTTTTAAATTCTTTAAAAATACCTTTGCCGTTTCAAAAGCTATTCTTGCCTGGTCTCTCGTTGTAGCAGCTGTATAAATTTCCGCTCCAGTTTCATTGTCTAGTAAAAAGCAATAAACAGCAATTGCAGCTGCAAGTTCTGTCTTGCCGTTCTTCCTGGCAATTTCAAGGTAAGCTTTGCGGAATCTCCTGCCTCCTGATTTCTTTTGCCATCCAAACAATACTTTTATAAAAAACTCCTGGAAAGGTTGAATGTTAAACCGCTGCCCGGCAAATTCGCCTTTGGTGTGACGTAGGGCAGAAATAAAGGAGAAAGCCCTGACTGCCTTCTCCTCTGAAAAATAAAACTCCCAATCGTTAACCTGTAAATCATGC